CCGCAGGATTCCAATATTACTAAATAACGCCTGAGTGATTTCACACCCATATTACCCTAGTCCTCGCACACGTCAGCGCGTAGGACTCCCCCGGCATGATAGGGATCGTGGTCGTCCACTTCCAAACAATCATCACACACTTCATCATACACCACTTCCATATCAGTGGTTGACCAGTCGGTGGTCTCCGGTTTAGACGCGAGCAAATTAGCTTCAACGTCATCATAGTTGCTTAGCAACCCGCCGATGTCCATATCTTCACCAAACTCCAACTCACGCTCTAAATAGAACTGTGCTGGAATACTTATTGGTGGGAAACCGGTCGTGCCCTCGGAAATGGCTTCACGCATGTCTTCATCAACTTCCATATCCTTGAAATGGTCGCTGACAAGTCCCGTGTACCTCTCCCTCATGTCACTTAAATAATGCTCACTACCCTTAAAATTTGAGCAACCACTAGTTGCTCTTCCGATTCTTCTAACTAACGCAGTTAAAACTGGATGCCCGGGACTACAGTGCCACAATGACAGACCCATCGCTCTCAATAGGTATAACTGTTTAGACCGTTTCAGCCCAGCAGCCTTCTTAACCCATAAGACTTTGAGGGATCTGCCAATGGACATGTATCTTTTCCCTTCCATCCACCTGCAACGTAGAAAATCAGTATCACCAGGTCTGGAGCCACTAACAGCAGTTGAAAACTTGAACCCCATTTTCTTCAGCAAATCGACATTCGGTGTTTTATCAGAAACTATGCCATCATCACCTTCAGCTAGCATAACAAACAGCTCACTATTAAAATTATGATTATGACAAAATTTCATCAAGCACACTGAAACAAGTCCATTTGCGAATGAAGTCCAAAAATCACCACTGCATCGACTATCTATGTGAAACTCAAAATTGTCCGTATGCAAACTTCTACCAAATTCAACCCCACTCTCATCGAGTTTTCGAGCAAGAGTATAAAACCCCGCCTTGTTTGCTAATTCACGCATCAACCAAGTTTCAATGGCCCTGATAGAACTGTTGATCGAAGACTCAAACGCACTGTAATCTGTCACTACATGATTCCTATCCTGCATGAACGCTATCAAACAAGATTGAATATCAGAGGACATGTGCTTCACTTGGAACTGACGGAAACTGGAATCATACCAGCGTTCAATCAGATCCAAAATTTGAACAAAATCGACTTTATTCTTATCACTCATAGTAAATATACCACGGGGCCTCACCTTGGCTTTACCATTGACAACTTTGACATTAGACTCAAACTTAACAAAGATCGAATTCTTCATGAACTTCTTCTCTTCTTTAGCACTCATTTCACCAGCTTCAAACCTCCTGTACGAACTGACAAATCTATCAATCCATGAGGCAGGCTTCTTACCGGAGTAAAGGCGCACAAAAGCATCACACGGATGCTCCTCCACAAGTCCGTCAAAATTAGTGTCATTAACAAACTGCTGCAAAAACTCTATACTATCCCCAACAAACTGCTGTATTATGGGGTTAACTATACCCCACTCTTTGCTCATCGCTCTCCCGACGAATGAGGCGCACACGCCAACACTATCCGTTAGGCTAAATAGCCCCGGACCTAAAGGCGTGCCCTCGCACAACACCGTCCCTATGGGAGCAACTGCTACAGGCTTGTTGAGTTTTTCCCCAACCCCAAGGCCTTTCCTCTTGACCTTCTTCACATGATTGGGTAACCTCCCTGCACCAAGCAGTGCCTGGGCTGCTGCCTGATTATCCATTATCAACTTCATATCTGGAATGATTGCAGTGCTGTTCGGAGCATTAACAGCCACTAACCCCACTGTTGAGCCAGTCCTTTTCAACTTAGGGCAGACTGATGCTAACAACTTCGCTATGCGGCAAGTATCATATATGATAGGATCTCCCATATGCTTGTCATTAAGCTCTCTCCCAGAACCCAATTCAAGCATGACCACATCCAAATCACGACCTCTTGCTGCACAGCTCTGAATGCTTGGCCAGGCTTTATGCAACTTAGTAGCATTGATTATACACTTGTCATCAACACCACTATAGTAATACCAAACCAAGAATCTTATCAGCAGGGGAAAGAAATATCCAAGAACAAAAGGAAAACAAAAATCAATTGTTAAACCATTGTATCTAGGAACACCAAAGCAGTACAAAGTTGAAAATTGCCCTATCAAGGCCATTATAAACCAAGTGCGCAGGTGAAACACATGGTAATGGGTCACCTCCACATGTTGCATTATCGATTGGTGTTTTATCGACTCCCTCATATTGACATAATTTCTCTTGTCAGAGTTGTCTTCCATGAGCAAAATCTTACCAAAGTTAATAGATTGAACATAATCAGCGAAAAACCCTCTCCCCTCAACCACGATGTTATCATCAAAAACCATATGATTGATGTCCGAATGATCCCGGACTAACAAAGTGTAATGATGATCCTTATACAAAAGGAAAACCCACTTTGAAAACCCGTGATCAAACGTGGAAAAGACCCCAGCGGGGAACAATCTGTCCCCTTCAGTGATTATACACAAATTTACACCGCATGATGATGCATACTTTGACAAATAGTCACTATCACCAATTGTGGCAATAGGGTCTGCTTCTAGGGTATCAACTCCACCGACCTTAACAGTTCCAACTAACTTGCAATACTTATATGGATCAGGAACCCGCCTTGATGCCAAATCAATGGCGGAAACGCCGCAAAACGGTGAACCAAAATGGTCATACTTTCTTGCTCTGCACTCTAGTCTTAAGCCCTGAACCCAATCAACGATGGGGTTATTTCTAACACTATCGATGATGGCTCTGGCCTCTTGGCGAGTATACTGAGCATCCCACATCAAACGACTAGGGCATGTGAACTTACCTACAACGTTTGTAACAATATCATCCGCGTTAATAGGTTGACCAGGCTCTTTCTCCACCTTACTGATCTTCACTTGGCAGTTTAAGGGCGGTTGAGGTGGCTTACCAGACTTATTCCGTCCACCACCTGAACCAGCGTTCTTCACTTTAGAACTTATCATACTGTTCCCTTTACCAGCACCTTGTAAGGTTTTCTTGTTCACCGACACGAACTTCCTATATAATTTATTCAGGAAAGCGTGACTCTTAAGTTTAAGATCCTCATTACTGATATGATGAATTAGTTTCGGCTTACCGAGAATATACTTCATCCCACCAGGAATCAAAAACCATCCATATTTTCTACCAACCCCTTTCCAAAATTCAGTAGAGTCAAATGTTCTCATAAACGTGATTAATGACGATCTGGTCGCTTTGCTCTTACCCTCTCTAATGGGATAAAAGTCTCGAACAAACTGTTCAGCATACCATATCAAGAATCCGTCAAAATCCTCAACTTCCTCATGAAAATTAATGAAACAAAACCCACGGTATAAATACCTAGTCAGGAATTCAAATAACAGATGATTATCTTCATCAAGACGCCTTGCTAGCACAGACGCAGCCGTACTCAAAGCGTAAGAAACATCCTCTCGGGCGTGTTTCGATTTGACATTAATTCTCTGACTTACAATCCGGTGAGTCTTTTGCCATTTAATACCGTTCTCCATTCTCTTAACATCCAAGAGCGCATTAGTGCTTCTAACGCCTTTGCCTGGAGGATTGGCTTTGCCTTTGGGTTGGACGGCGATTTCCTTCTCTTCTCTTTCTTTAGCCACCCACCTTTTAGTGGATGCCTTTGGGCCACGGGTTTTGACAGGGTCGCTACCAATGGCGTGACCCGTAATACGGGTCTGAGAATTATCGAAAGTTGACTTCTGTTGCTTGGAAAGACCAGTATCTAGACCGCGTTGATGCATCTTGCTATCACGCGCTAGATTGTAGTTCTTTCCCATTAAACGCACAGAAGGGCTCCGTTAGGAGCGCGCTAACGCGCCAAGTGTTGTTCTAACCTGAACAACTAAGAGGTATATTCTTATGTAATTTATTATAGCCAATGTTATTAGTGTAATTATAATTATCAATATTATATTAATATATGAAATCATGATTGCTATTTACATTATTATTTACATGTCTAAAAAGGCACAGTTGGGCAGTCGTCAGCGACCACCAATGGGTTCACTTCTGTAACCAATAAATACGAATCAAAGGTTGACCCACCGACAACACCCAGCGTAATAAAATTAGTCCCATCAGAAGTGGCATTCTCCACCCTAAAGTATTTCATAATGAATGAATCAATAGTGTAAGACGACGGGACCTTGGTGAGCGTATCTGTTAACACAACCTCGGTTATGTTTCCAGATGCCACCATCGTTGGAGGTCCAGTTGAATCAGCACTTGAATTGTTCCAAAACATTACTGCTACTGTCCCAACATAATTGTCAGGAAAGGTGTATCTTGATGTCCCACTCTTGCTCATCACGCCCCCGAGAGTGTTTGCCTTGGCGGCAAACGGCGCGGTACCAAATGGAAGGGTCAATGTTGAACCCACTGAACCCTGAATTACATCCATCAAAATATCATAGCCTAAAGCTGAGTATAATTTCGGCTTTCTAAGAATGACAGTGTACTCAACATAAATATGACCAAGTAGTTCACCCGCTGCGTAGGTCGAAGCCACATCAGACGTAGCAAACTGAAATGTTCCTATATCGTAAGTCTTAATGTCCTGTCCCACAGGAACAGCGCCGACCCTAACATACTCACTGTCATGGCCAGCATTCTTGGAAGGCTCACACTCAACTCCAAAAATGATTGGGTCACAAATCCTCGATTGAACAGCTCCATCATATTCAACCATCTGCCTGAAACTTGAGAATTTCGGAGCTCCTGCATTGTAGTTGCATGCGACGATCACAGAACCCATCGCACCAGTCGTAGACGCTGTAGAGATAACAGGGTGATACGAAAACACCAAGTTATAAAACTCATACTCATCATAATTCGACGCTATTTGAGACAACCACGAGAAAACTCCGCTCAAACCAGGATTGATCGAAAAAGACGTGTTGTTAAACGATCCACCAGGAGGAGCCACCACACGCGTTACGTACTCCTTGCGCGATATCACTGTCGCACCAGTCTCATCACCAACACTTGACATGTGGTTCATTTGAGCAGCTGATCCTTCAAACAGTGAATTACTCACAGGTCGTATATAGCTTCCTCTGCCATACGCACCCCTACCGTAAGCCCCCCTTTGGATTTCCTTGTTGATTTTCTTATCAACATGTGACTGCACCATTCTTGCAATCCTATCACCTTGGTTAGTGCCAGTCATCTGATCAAAAACCTTAGCAGCCTGCTTTAAGGCAGGTCTCTCAACAGCCTTAATAGCTTTGAGAGTCATTTTCTTCATCTTCTTATTTGCTTTCTTTCCCATTATAAACATTAAAAGTGCCTACTTTGTAGACGCCCAGATGGGCACTATGACGATAATATGTACAAGCAAACACTCGTC